AAAACAATTTGGGAGATTTCACAAAAACAACTTATCGATATGGCTGCAGATAGAGCACCATTTATAGATCAATCACAATCTATGAATATCTACATGTCTAACCCAACATTATCAAAGATTACATCATCACATTTTCACTCTTGGGAAAGTGGTTTGAAAACACTTTGTTATTATGTTAGAACTAAGGCAATATCAACAGGGGCAAAACATTTAGCAATGGATATCTCTAAAAAAAATAAACCAAGAGTAACACCTGAACCACCAAAGGTTGATTATACAAATATGAATTTACCACCAAAACCTGAGAATTCTGATTTTGAATGTTTTGGATGTTCATCTTAAAAAAAAAGAAATCACGATTTATTCGTGATTTTTTTTTTGTTGTTGATATTTATAAATAAAAATTATCATGAAAAAAGTAATTAAACTAACTGAAAGAGATCTTACTAATATTGTCGCTAAAGTGATAAGAGAAGAACAAAAAAGTAAAAAGAGCCTTAATGAAGGTGTATTATTAACTTTAGGTGGACTTGCACTTGGTGGGGCTGTAATTAAAAAAGCATACGATTATATAAAAAACAGACAACTTAAAAATAATATGTCTGAGACAGGTAACGTTAAAAAATCGAAAGATGGTAAATTTACCATGAAAGAATATGAAGACAATGAGTCTGGTGAAACGTTTTGGGGTGTTGATGTAACTGACCACACTAGAGGTGAAGGATATGAGGAGAGACGAGTTTTATTATTTAAAAACGATCCTGAAAGAATTGAAAAAATCTTAAATTCCGAAGTTAAACATGATTATTCTGATGAGGCGTATATGACAGATGGATACGAAGACATGTTCGGACAATTCAAATCCGACAAACGAATTGATTTAGATATCGAAGATTAATCCAAAACCCTCCCCAAAAAGGAGGGTTTTTTATTTCCATAAATTTTTTACTTAAAAAAAACTGAACTTATATTTATATGTGATATGGCAAATGGTATTACATATGGTATTTCTTTCCCCTTCGTTGACTCATTCACAGGTAGATACTTGGATGTTACAAATTCAACAGAAGGCGAAGTAAGATCAAGTTTGGTTCACTTAATTCTAACAAGAAAAGGGTCAAGATATTTCTTACCTGATTTCGGAACTCGTTTATATGAGTTTATTTTTGAACCTCTTGATGGTCCTACATTTTCAGATATAGAATCTGAAATACGAGATACTATTGGTAACTACATGCCGAACTTACAAGTAACCAATATAACAGTAGAACCAGCATCTGCAGGTTTAGAAGATAAGGGTGAAACAATTAATCAATACGGTGAAAGAGAATTTAGGGTTACTAATATTGCTCAATTAGAACACACAGCAAGAATCAAAATAGATTATAGAATAACAGATTCCGCTTTTGAATCTAGTGATTTTATCATTATCAATATTTAATAGTATATGGCAGAAAAGAAAATATCTTACACGGTCCGAGATTTTCAAGGAGTAAGAACGGAGTTAATTAACTTTACAAGAACCTATTACCCTGATTTAGTTCAAAACTTTAATGATGCGGGTATTTTCTCTGTTATGTTAGATTTAAATGCTGCAGTAACAGATAACTTAAACTTTCAGATTGATAGGAGTATACAAGAAACTGTACTACAGTTTGCACAACAAAAGAATTCAGTATATAATATTGCAAGAACTTACGGATTAAAAATACCAGGTCAAAGACCATCAGTTGCTTTGGTTGATTTCTCAATCACGGTTCCGGCTTTTGGTGATAGAGAAGACTTAAGATATTGTGGTGTTTTAAGAAGAGGATCTCAGGTTAATGGAGCTGGACAACCATTTGAAACGGTATATGATATTGATTTTGCGTCACCAATAAATGCTGAAGGATCACCAAATAGAGTAAAGATACCTAACTTTGATTCAAGTGGTAAACTAATTAACTACACAATTGTTAAAAGAGAAGTTGTTGTTAATGGTATTACTAAAGTGTATAAGAGAGTTATTACTGCTAACGATGCTAGACCTTATTTAGAATTATTCTTACCTGAGAAAAATGTTTTGGGTATAACAAGTGTTTTATTAAAACAAGGAACACAATACTCAACAATACCTCAACCACAAGAGTTTATTACAGTAGGACCTGATAGATGGTTCGAAGTTGATGCTTTAGTACAAGACAGAGTCTTTATTGAGGACCCAACTAAAGTTTCAGATCAACCTGGTATTAAGGTTGGTAGATATATAACAACATCTAACAAATTCATATCCGAATATACACCTGAAGGTTTCTGTAAAATGACTTTTGGTGGTGGAAATATATCAGCAGAAGAACAATTAAGAGAATTCGCTCGTGATGGTAAAGGTTTTGATTTAAGTAGATATACAAACAATTATGCGATGGGTGCGGCTTTGACACCTAATACAACACTATTTGTTCAGTATAGAATTGGTGGTGGGTTATCAAGTAATTTAGGTATTAACACTATCAATCAGATCGGTACCGTGTCATTTGCGGTAAACGGTCCTTCAGATTCAGTTAATAGAAGTGTTATTAATAGTTTGCAGTGTAATAACGTAACCGCAGCAATTGGGGGTGCGAACATACCAACAACTGAAGATGTTAGAAACATGGTCGCATTTAACTTTGCAGCACAAAACAGAGCTGTTACGGTAAATGACTACAACTCAATCATAAGAACAATGCCTTCTCAGTTTGGTGCACCTGCTAAAGTTGCAATCACAGAAGAAAATAATAAGATAAAAATTAAAATGTTATCTTACGACACAAGTGGTAGTTTGACAAATGTTATATCAAACACACTTAAACAAAATGTTGCCAATTACCTATCCAACTTTAGGATGATAAATGACTATATCTCAATTGAGGCTGCGGAAACAATTGACCTATCGGTAACTGTTGACGTTGTATTAGATAATAGTCAGAATCAAGGTGCGGTGATTGCCAAAGTGATTCAGCAGGTGAGTGAATTCTTTAACCCGTTGGTTCGAGAATTAGGTCAGAACGTTAATATATCTGAATTAAGGAGAATACTACAATCGGAAAATGGTATTGTAAGTGTGTCTGATGTTCTATTCTTTAACCAAGTTGGAGGTCAGTATTCATCAGCACAAACATCGATGCCGTATTCAGATCCATTAACAAGACAGATCCAACCAACGGCTGATACTATATTCGCAACACCAACCCAAACTTACCAAATTAGATACCCAAACAAGGATATTAATGTAAGGGTATTGAACTTAAAATCGGTAAACTTCTCTTAGTAATTTATTTTTCTCAAAATAAGATTATTTTTTCTAAAATAGGAAATAAACTATTTATGAAAAAACGAAATCTTTAATGCCCAAATCATATAGAATAAGAACCGAAGTAGGTGTTGACAAATATATTAACGTCAATTTAGAACAAGATTGGGAATCTTTGGAAGTATTATCCTTAAAGATTCTTGCTAATGATTTATACACAAGGATGTGTGCTGATTACGGTGTTGTAGTTGGTCGTGTTTTTGTTAATAACGGGTTTGGTTTACCAAACGCAAAAGTTTCCGTGTTTATCCCTTTGGATGATGCGGATGAAGTTGATCCCGTTATATCAGAGTTATACCCTTACAGAACGATTACGGATACTAATGAAGAAGGTTACAGGTATAACTTACTTCCTAAATTACCATCATATCGAGGACACCAATCTACAGGTACATTCCCAAATGTGGGTGATGTATTAATGGATGAGTCATATATTGAGGTTTATGACAAATACTACAGATTTACCGTAACAACAAATGAAAGTGGTGACTTTATGATCTTTGGTGTACCAACTGGTACCCAAACTATTGTAATGGATGTCGACCTTTCAGATATAGGTTGTTTCTCATTAGCGCCACAAGACTTAATCCAACAAGGACTTGCAACTGAAACTCAAGTTAACGGATCCACATTTAAAACCTCAACTAACTTAAGAGAATTACCACAAATTAAAAACTTGGTATTTGATGTGGATGTTGCACCATTTTGGGGTGACCAAGATTTATGTCAAGTTGGAATTACAAGAGTAGATTTCGATTTAACAAAACAAGCAAACATTAATATCCAACCTACGTCAATCTTTATGGGATCAATTATCTCAACAACAAATGACGATGCGTTAAAGGTGGGTTGTAAACCTAAAAATAATACAGGTAACTTATGTGAATTAGTTTCAGGACCTGGCGAAATACAGGCGATTAGACATACGATCAATTCTGATGAAAATGGTTTACCGATATTAGAAGTTTATCAAGTAGAACAAGAAGGGAAAGTTATTGATCCTGACGGTACATATGTACTCAACGTTCCGATGAACCTGGATTACGTATTCACTAATGAATTCGGAGAACAAGTATTGTCAGACGACCCAAGTAAAGGGATACCAACGAAGGGTAAATATAGATTTAAGTTCAAGTGGCAAAACGAAGAAGGACTACAAAATAGCTTCCAAAGGGCAAATTTCTTGGTACCTAATATTAAAGAATATGGATGGTCAAATTCTGCGAATGATCCATTTGATCAAGCAACACAATCATATACCTATCAAATATCTGCGGGTGCGATATCAGGTGTGACTCAAATACAATCATTTGGTTTTGATGCTGGTATTTCATTAGATAATGCAATAAACAGCTCGTCATATGAGGTATATTTAAATGGGGTTGAATATACAGGATCACTTAATTCAATACCGTTTAACATTGGTGATACAATACAAATTGTTGGTACGCCAATTAATCCTAACGTAACTCAAGACTTTTCGTTTACGGTTTATCCTGAAACATTATTTAATTTATTAAAATCTTACGCATTTAGTTTAGATTGGGATGATTATGTCAATCCCCAAGAAGCGATTGATTGTGAGGATACATTCTACGAATTCAAGTACAATAAGGTATATACGACTGCCATGTTCTTAGATAGATACAAGAACGGTATTGGTAGAGCAAAACATTTAGGTATAAAAGAAATTGATAACAGATCGTGTAAGTCTACCGTAAATACATTCCCTGTGAATGATATTATACGAAACTTTGATCCGATATTCTTCGTATTCAATATACTAATTAATATTCTAACATTTCCAATATTAGTTTTATTATTTGTTGCTCACTTTATTTCGTTTATTTGGCCAATACTAAAATATGTGTTGATAGTGTTGAGTATTTACTTAACTTATGACGCCGCGGTTGCATTATTTAATGCAATTCAAAGTGGTATACAATTAATAAGTGCGGGAGCAGGGGTTTTCCAAGTGGGTCTTGGTGTTACTGTTAACGTTGGTTTTATTTTGGAGGGTATACGTTTAATTTTCGCAGGTATATTCCTAATTGCCGCGGCAACATTTAAACTTATACTAGCCGCAGCATTTTTAGCTTTTGCGGTTGTGGCGGCAATTAAAGTTAAAGGGTTCCCAAGAATTGCATTACCTATGATTGCATATCCTGATTGTACAAGTTGTGATTGTGATTGTGGAAATGCGGAACAAGATGATAATTTTGACATT